GGCATATCATACCACTAACTAATCGTACTTGCTTGTTTGTTATTTCGCATTTTACTTTACCGCATTCAAAAACTAAACCTTCGTCCATTAATTCTGTAATTCTTGGTCTGACATTGTTAGGTTCAGGAAAGCCCAGGGCGATTTGAACCTGTCGATCTGTCATAGGTTTTTCAATGTTAGTTAAGAAATCATATATCATCTGCGCTCTCTTACCTAACTTTGTTTTTTCTTCTTTGTATGCCTGCTTACTATTTGGATGTATCATCGTCTTCTCCTTCTTCGTTAAAAATTTCACACCATTCTTTACATGATGAACAGATATGAAAGTCTCCTAATTCATGTGTATATACTCCGCAACATTCGCTTAACTCATCCATTGTTATCCCTTACATTATGTTAAACATGATGCTAATCGATATTACATTACCATCTTCGTCATGCTGCAACCTACCAATCTTTCCCAATGGGGTGATATGATTGCGAAACAATTCAGTAATTAACTCTGATCGAATCAATTCGGTGATAGCTTTGCGTTCTCTTTGCATTTCATATTTACGCAAATCGTTTTCTTTCCGGGCCGCCACCATATATTTTTCAATAGTAGATGGACATGGAATAAAACCAACTGCTCTTTCAGTATGCTTTACCAACAATGCAGGTTCACATTCTGTTTGGTATTTATTGTTTTCGTCATGTACAACAATAACCTCATCCCCTACCTGTATGTCGGTAGGGATTGAGATACTTTGGATGCCTGATAAATTAATGCTAATCATTATACTTAGCCCTCATTTCACTATCACCCATTTCGGCAACTGCCCTTGCTTGTGAGATTTGATCGGCCTCATGATCATCTAAATAAATCTGAACATGATCGCCTTCTACTTTATGTATCTTTGTCATAGGCAAAGTAAGAACATAAACTTCGCTTTTGTATTTATATATTACTTCCATTTTTTAACCTCCGATTATTGAAACTAAAGCTATTAAACTAAGTACGGATGCTATAAGCAACACCAAAGTATCACTCATTTTCATCCACCCATTCTACTTCTCCATCATTCCATACTGGATGACAACCATAGTCTTTACCCGCAACTTCATGTAAGACTTCAACCCACTCATTAAACTCCTGCTCATCTGCTGCATCATCTAATTGATTGATTACATATCCTTTCGGCTTGCCATCTATCATTGAAAATTGACCAAAGTTTGAACCATAATCTTCGTCATAATATGTTACATAAACTTCTGATTCTGGAAACTTTTTGCTCAATGCAATAACCCATGGCATTGGCATAGACCAGGCCGTCTGAAACCAGTAGACACCATTGCCTTCAGCTTCTCCATTGTAATCGGATGCGTTCCATTTGGTTCCCCAATTATCCCACCTCCATGAATACCAATCAAACTCTTTATTATCTTTCATAGCTTTCATCATTGAAAGATTACCTCCAAATTTTTCACCCACCCATTCAAATGGTTCTGGTATAAGAATAGAAAAATCTATTTCTTTATTCTTGTTTACGATTGATTTATATATTTTTTGATCATCGGCTTTGCTGGCCGTATAAACTTCTACTGTATTACTTATCCAATTTGGCATCATTATCTCCTAGTTAAATATTATCTTCTGCTTCTCGTTTGCTTAAATCTAAAGAGTAATCTTCCTCTTCTTCTTCTTCACCCCAATAAGAATCCGGGGGGTTGATAGGTGGTTCAATCATCTTTTCTCCTATAATTCCATGTGCAAACAAAAGTCTGCCATCTCCAATTGATCCATCTTTTTATTTAATTCTAAGATTAGATCAGCGTCTGTTGCCTTATCAAGAACACTTAATTGCTCACCGAGCCTATCAAGTTCTTTATTTATTATATCTCTTGCATATTGTGCAGGATGGTCGCTCATATTTCCTCCTCAAAATTTGATGTTAAATATTCGCTCTCGATTGAATAAGTCTGCCAATCAATTGACCTTTCAATGTCAGCGGTGTTGTAATAAACTACTGCATCCGGTTGAAATGTGATGTTGTCATCATACTTTGTGATGGCCTCATCCGGTCCGGTGGCCTCAACGTCCACCCAAACATCTACTACATACTTTACTTTTACTCTATAAATATCTGTTCGCTGCATAATTTTTAATCCCTAATTTAAGGGGGTTTCCCCCCGTTTAGATTTAATCTTCTTGTAATATTTTAAAGAAAATATCAACTCCATTTTCATCCTTGCCCAGGGCTTTAGATACTGCTACGCATACCGCTAATTTTTCATCCCAGTTTGCTTTTGCGTTGTCTAATGGATAGTTTTTATCATCAAAAGAATCAATATTCCAATTTAACAATTCTAAATCATACTTCTTCTTTGCGATTTCTTCTTGCAGATCTAGCTTTTTGATTAATGTTTTTAATGTCATTGCGTCTGTCATTTTCTTTTATCCTTTTTATATCTCTATAATTTTTTCTTCATTTTCATAAGTAAAAAGAGTTAAATAATTCCCGTCTGTATATGCTCTAACATAATCGCCTAAGTCAAAAACGTCTTGCATTTCAATCGGAAGCAACTGATTCACTACATATTCAAACTCCGAAGTACCATCTTCAAGGACTTTGAAATAACTTCTATCTAATTCTAAATCTATCATATTTTTCCCTTTGTTTAACCTACTTGTAAAAATCCTAACTCAATTTGATATAGTTTATGACCACCTTTAGCGGGATCAAGAAAGTACATAAGAAATTCATCGGTTCCCTCGTCCTCGTCATCAGTCAACTCAATTTCAACCACAATTCTATTTGATACCATACCAACGCGCTCGATTCTGCCCTCATCGCAATGTAATTCTGATTCGGGATATAGCAATCCCCCGCAATAGTACAAGGTGTTTTTAAGCGTACCATGCCCATCATAAAGATCGTCAATGTATTGGTTGACTATTGTTTCTAGTCCGTAGATTTCTACCTCGGTCAAGTCTCTTGTTTTTAACACTTCATATTTTGTAGGTATTATCATGTCTTACATCTCCTGTTTAATTTGGTGTAATAGTACATGAATCGGCTGCCTTTTATATACTTAGTTTTGAACATCTTATCCCTAAAAATGAAACCTACATATTGTGGTATTGGCCAGGCCCTACCACTACATATTGTATGACCTAGAATCAACGAACGATACTATAGCAAGGTAGTGATATGCCTAAAGACTAAAGTGCCTTAGAACGCAAATATGGGGCTTTTAGACGTGTAAAGAAAAAAGTGTATTTATTCTTGCAAGCGGATAGATCAAGGCATATTAAAGAGATTATGAAGCAACAAGAAATATTTGATAAATTCAAAACGTTAGACAATTCTGGCAGATGGTCTTTCTGTGGTGAGATTGCGAAAGTATACAAAGATTATAAAACAGCAATAGAATACATAGAGAGAGACAAACAACAAAAAGAAACAAAAAAAGGTTTAGACTTTGCTCCTGATCTACTGGACGACAAGGACGCCTTACGTACGCACGTATTGCAACATCTATACCAAGAGAGTAGTAAAGGCAACGCACAAGCATCTGACAAACTTGCAAAGATTGCCGGACTTAGTGAATCATCTCAGGATATTACAATAGAAATTATTTCTTTTAAAGATCTGAATCGGGAAAGGCCTGGACAAATAAATAATAAGCAAATAAAAACAGATGAAACAACAAAGGGGGGTTCAAAAAAAAGTGACATCGGGAAGTAGTTTTTTGTAATTGTTGTAATTATGACCTCAACCAAACTTTTAAAAATTTGACTTTAGGATAATGTATGGATATGGACGAGATATTAAAGATACGCATAAAAGATTTATCTTATGTTGAGTGTGTGGATTGTGGGAATTATTTTTTTGTGCAAGAGTTGCCGATGAGTGTAAATGATCCTACGTATTGTGCATATTGCGGGATAGAGTTTAAAGGGATGATAGATGAAGACATTGATTTGTTATAGATGTTGTTGTGTTGACTGTTATGAGAACCCTGTTGAAACGGTGGTTACGCCTGAGGGATATTTTATAGAGAATGTATGTTTGGAGTGTTTGAATAGTGAAGGTGAGACTTCCGACAATTACACCACGTGATTATCAGTTGCCTTTCTTTGAGGCGTTTGATAATGATAAGCAATACTCTTTGATTAGTTGGCCTAGACGGGCAGGTAAAGATGTAGCTTCCTTTAGTGCTATGGTAAGCCGAGCGATACAGAAGCCGGGTAACTACTATTATCTTTTTCCTACACGGGCTTGGGCGCAGAGGGCGTTATGGGATAACATTTGTGAGTGGGCGGGTGGCCGTAAACTTGTTGATTTGATTTGTCCACCGGAGATTGTGATGCGAAAAAACAATAGTGATTTCTTTTTAGACCTGGTTAATGGTTCAAGAATCAAGATTGACGGTACAGATAACCTAAATTTTGTAGGGCAGGGGGGTTCTGGATATGTGCTTAGTGAGTTTTCGCTACACAAGGAAGAGGTATCTGGATTTTTAGCACCGATTCTTACTGAGGGTTCAGCGTTTGTTATATTCAATGGTACGCTTCGTGGTAAGGGAAACCATCTATGGCGGTTGTATGAGAACAATAAAGACCGTAAAGACTGGTTTACCCAATGGTATACACTTGCGGACACTAAGACTGCCTACTGGAATAGTTCTGAGTTAAGTGTTAACCCTGAATTGATAGGTAAAATCAATCCGTATGATGGCAGAGAGTATAAAAATATTCAAGATGATATAGATTCTGGGATTATATCGTATGCTATGGCTAGGCAAGAGTACTTGAATGAAGCTGTTGCTCAAGTTGAAAACTCTTATTATGGCCATGAGTTAGAGATTATGCGTGGTGAAGGGCGCATTGATAACTTTGAAATGGATAACTCACCAGTATTTACCTTTTGGGACTTGGGTGTTTCGGATAAAACCTCAATAGTGTTTGCTCAAATTTCAAATGGCTGCGCCATTATAATTGATTACTATGAGTCGGCCGGAAAGAAGATTGAAGATTATGCTACTGCAATACATAGCAGGGGGTATAAGTATGGGGGGCATTATGCACCGCATGATGTTTCTAAGCGTATGTTGTTTGGAGATTTGGTAACAAAAGCTAAAGAAGTTGGAATTAACTTTAGAAGAGTTCCGAAGACTAACTCGGTCTTGGAGGATATAGAAGTTTGTCGTAGAAGTTTTTCTCAATTAAGAATACATGAAAGGTGTGAGGATTTGATTGGACACCTAGAAAGCTATCGAGAAAGTTCTAGTGGTAGACCTGTGCATGATGATCACTCGCATGGGGCAGATGCTTTTCGTACTATGGTTATGGCAAAGCATTTAAATCTTATTACGCCATATTTATCTAGTGGTGCAACTGTTAGTTTGCCAAAGTTTGTTAGTGATAAAGCCGAGGAATATACTAAAGATAGTTGGTTTAATGATGGTAATGATGAAATACCCTTATATAAAAGGTTTAGAAATAACTTATAAAGTGTTGACTAATAATTAAAAATAGTCTATTTAAGCCTGTAATAATTTTTTTATGGAGAAAATGTGGCTACATTAGGATATTCATACGCTAACATAACAGGTGAAGCATCACCTATGGATATATATTCACAATCTGCCGCTGATAGGAAAAGGCTAGCAGAACGAAAAGGGGCTTACTCTACTTTTGTAACTAGAGGACAACGTGGTTCAGGTGGATCAGTATTAGGATATTACGGACAAGATGCAGGTTATAAACCGCCTGAGCAAACCTATGAGCAACAGTTTGGTGAGTATCCAAGACTTCAGGGTATTGATTCTTTTAGTGGACTAGCGGGAGGATTTAAAAGTTCAAGCGGAGGGTTTACAACAACTATAGGACCTAGTTCATTCAATAATGGTGCAGAGAATTATAGATTTATATACGATGATGATTTTGCTGCTTTTATAGAAAGACAACAAGCCAAACAGCCAGAAGCTTTTAGACTTGATCCTTATACTGGTAATAGAGTACAAAGGTATTTTTCTGGATTTTCTACAACAAGGAATAATGATGAAGGATATTATGCTACATCATTGGGTTATTCTGCATACTTAGATGATGTTATTGCAAGTTTATTTCCTGCCGGATATGGTGATAAATTTGATACGTATAAAGTTAGTAAGAGCGAAAAAATTAATACCAGCGGATATGTCAGTTTAAATAATTACATGGGATAAATAATGGAAGCTAAAGATTTAATTAAAATGTATAATAGAGAAAAAGGAAGCTCTGAACGAGCTAACTTTAATAATCTTTATGAGAGTTGTGCAGAGTTTTGCAATCCCAGAAACGATACAATAACTGGTGGTCGTACAGCAGGTGAACGAAAAGATTCAGATAGAATTATTGATATAGGAATTAAAGCAAGACGAATGTTTACTGCCGGGATGATGAGTCATTTATTTCCACAAGGCCAAAGGTGGTTGCGATTAGTTACAGTAGATCGTGATATAATGCAAAATGATAATGTAAAACGTGCATTAACTGCTGCTACTAAAAGATTTGTTTCTACTATTGAAAACTCTAACTTCTATGAAGAGATGGGACAATGTATTGACCATTGTGGTTATATCGGCACAACTTTAATGTATTGTGAAAACGATAAAAAATCTTTATTAAACTTTAGAAGTCACTTTATTGATAAGTTTTATTTTTGTGAAAACTATCAAGGTATGGTTGATACTGTTATTCGTGAGTTCACTTTAACTTCTAGGCAAGCCTTGCAACAATTTGGAGAGGATTGTCCCTCTGAAATTGCAGAGCAAGCTACTGCACCTTCTACTAGTAATAAAGAGCATAAATTTATTCATGTAGTAATGCCTAGAACTGATTATGATATTTCTAAAAAGGATAAAAAGAACAAGTTAGTTGCATCTTATTATGTGTCTTTAACTTCTAATGATATAGTAATGGAGTCAGGGTTTGATGAAATGCCTTACTCGGTTGGTCGTTTTTATAAAACCAACTATGAAAAGTATGGCCGCTCTCCCGCATCTGAAGTAATTAACACCTTGCCACTTATTAATCGCATGGAAGTATCTAGGATTCGTGGAGCAGAGCGTGTATCTAATCCACCGTGGTTGGCTCCGAATGACGGAAGTGTTCGTAGAATTAGTAATGACCAGGGTTCAATTATATATTGGGATGCAGGTAATCCATTATCTAAACCAGAACAATTAATGCCTAGAGATAATGTTGTAGTTAATGATGCTATGATTCAAAAGAAGGAAGAAGAAGTAATGGATGCTTTCTATATTCCTATGTTTAATCCTTTGATCAATAGAAAGAATATGACTGCATCTGAAACTCAAGAGCGTTTGAATTTATCATTGCAGTTTTTGACACCTGCTGTAAATCGAATCAATAAATATTTTGTTAAGCCTATTTTAGAAAGAGCATTTTCTATTATGTACAGAGACAATTTATTTCCTGAGTTAGAGATAGAAGAGTTATCAGGCCAGGCTATTGATTTTGATTTGGTTGGTAAAGCTTCTATTGCTGCAAGACAAATTGAGTTGTTTGGAACAATGACAGCAATGCAACAGATGGCAGTTGTAGGACAAGTTAAACCAGAGATATGGGATAACATTAATCCTGATGCTACTGCTAGATTTATCCAAGAAGTAAATATGGTTCCAATCGAATTGCAAAACTCTGTAGAGGAAGTTACTCAAAGCAGAGTATTCCGTATGCAACTGCAACAGCAACAAATGGAAATGCAGGCCATGCAAGCAGAAGGTGATTTTCTTTCTAAAGCAAATAAAACCCCAGAAGAAGGTTCTGGTGCTGCTGAATTATTAGGTGAAGAACAAGAAGAGGTTTAATGGATATTATTGATAAAGTGACCTACGACTTTAAGTGGGACAACGAGAAGGATTTATCAGAAGAAACAAGGCGGGCATTTGTAAAAATGTTTGATCCTCGTAATGACAACGCCTTGCTTGTTGCTAGATATTTAGTTCAAATATGTAAATGGACAGATTTAAGTGAATATAATGATCCTATTATTGGAGCAAAGATTAGTTCTCTTAAAAATGTTATCATGTCAATTAAGAAGCAGTTAAACCAGAAAGAAATAGAGAAGGTATAATATGAGTGAAGAAGTTGAAACAACAGTAGAAGAAGTAGTAGA